ATGGATTTCCAACAATTGCTTTTGAGTCTACGGCCATTAGGCTAAGGAAAGACCACCTCTAGATAAGGAGGGGCTTTGAAAAGCCTAATGCAACTCTGGATTCGGGTAGCGGATGAATCCGCTACTCATTGCTGCACTAGCGCCGTTCGCGACAAAAGATACGTCGCGAAACGGGTCAAACACGAAGGGTTGTCGTTTCTAACGATAACCCTACCTACCTTCGGCAAGAGCCTTGAAAGGGCTCTGGACCAAGGGTACGTAGATCGCAACTTGTTCATGGGTTTCCCATGGCAAGCAGGTCTCCCCCGATTTCTCGGAGGTTTCCTCGATCAAGTGTTTGACCGCCGTGCTGGTGTGCTTCTGGATGATCCCAACGTTGTTGCAATTCGATCCATCCGTCAACTGACGTTGATGTTTGGAAAGATCCTTGTACCGTGCAGCGATGCACGGATACGAGGTGCAATGGATGGGTACATCCAGTGTGACAAGGAAGTACAGATCTCGGATGCGGCGATAACCGACTCCATGTGGAGCGACTTTCGTCGAGTAACGAGATTGCTATATGGAGAATTGTTTGAAGTCTTAGACAGAGATGTCTTTGACAGAACTCTTCTCCCTAAGCACGGACCAGGTGTCACTGCTGATCGTATTCTGGGTAACCAGAAATACTTACAGCAGACCTGGCCCGCTCGGCTTGAGCGCTACTTTCCTTATGGAGAGTATGCCTTGGCGAATTCGCGAATTGCGGATCGCACTCAAGTCGTCTTCCTGGAACCCGGTCAGGAGTTCCCCGCTAGGGTTATTCCTGTTCCTAAAACGCTCAAGACACCACGCATTATCGCAGCCGAGCCTGTTGCATTGCAGTACATACAACAGGCAATAGCTGACGGTGTGTGGTCTGCCATACGGAGAGATGACAATCTCCGGCAGATGGTCGGCCATCGAGAACAAGAGACTAACCAAGCTCTTGCTCGAAAAGGGTCCATGGATGGATCCCTTGCTACACTCGATTTGAGTGAAGCGTCCGATCGTGTCTCGATTCAGCATGTACGATCTCTGACACCCGATTACCCCTATTTGCAAGAGGCGATCGAATCGTGTCGGAGTCAGACGGCTGAAGTAGATGGAGAGCTTATTGAGCTCTCCAAATTCGCGTCGATGGGTTCAGCTCTCTGCTTTCCCTTCGAGGCCATGGTATTTCTTGCCATGATCTTTGTAGGGATTGAACAGGAGCTAAGCACACCACTCACCTCGGAAATCATTACTTCGTTCCGAGGTAAGGTGCGAGTCTACGGGGACGATATCATTGTCCCTGTAGAATATGTGCATACCGTGATCCGTTCCCTGGAGTCTTTTGGTATCCGGGTGAACGAAGGCAAGTCTTTCTGGGCCGGCAGGTTCAGAGAGTCTTGTGGGCGGGAATACTACGACGGACATGACGTAAGTATTACGCGTGTCCGTCGCGAATTTCCGTTGTCACGGCAGGACGTACCGGAGCTAGTCTCACTCGTCTCCCTTCGTAATCAGCTATATGCTGCTTACTATTGGGATACGTGTGAGTGGTTGGATACCCAGATCGTGAAGTTAATCAAACACTTCCCGGTTGTGGGTCCCAATTCTCCGGTGTTAGGAAGGATCAGTGAAACAGAGCCCATAAAGGCCGAGTTCGTTGATCCTGTGCTGCATAAGCCCCTTGTCAAGGGCTATGTAGTACGCGCGCAAAGTCCTCGAGATAAACTCGAGGGTGAGCACGCACTAACCAAGTGCCTACTCCAGCTGGAATGGAGACACCGAGAGGATCCCGTGGAAATTACATCCAGGGAACTCGAGGCGTTTCTAGACTGGCTAGAGTTCGGCGGTTTGCCAGCCGCTGATACTGCGCACCTTGAACGTTCTGGACGTCCTCAGTACGTCAGCATCAAACTGAAAAGGGCATCTCCGGTGTAACCGGGGATGAGGAGCGTAACAAGCTCCACAGGGAGAAGACAAGGTTCCTCGGGTGAGCTTCAGC